CGAGAACTTCGTCAACGAACCAATCAGTAACGCCACTTACAGCGTCTTTAAATCCGTCTTCGATATCATCGTAAGTACTACAACCCATATTAAGTTACCGAGTGCACGTATGTGCCACCAACAGAAGTAAAATTAAGATTTTTAAGTAGTTCACCAGTTTTTTCTGGGTGTACGTTAGTGGCTATTTGCATGTTTACTTCCCTACACCCTTTAGATTTACCAAATTCTATATACGCATTAATTAGCTTAACTGCCGCTTGCGTACTCCTATATTCAGGTTTTACATACCACAAAAAATCCAACAGTTGTGTTTCTTGACTAAAATAATATTTTTGTATTGCACCTAAAATCATACCCGCACGTTCGCCATCAACTTCTACAATAAAAGCACACGCCTCGTTATTAGCTATTGCCCAATAGCCAAGCCTTAAAGCTTTTTCGTTGTCCCAACTAATTGGAGCAAAAGCGCTTTCTTCGTGCATTTGCTTCCCAACAGCTACCATTATTGGCACATCTTCAAAGGTTAAGTCTCTAACAGCTATATTCATTTATTTTTCTTTTTCTCCAACGATTTCTTACCAAATATAACTCTAGCGATAAACACTTTTTTAGTTTTGTTTTCCGCTATAGCGCCCCTAGAGCCACGTTTTTTTAAGTCTGGTATTATTTTAAGAAACGCTTGTAAGAAAGACGGGTCTTTGGCTGTAAAGACTACTGAAGTCATACCTCTACTTTGCACCCTATTTAAAAAGTTGTAAATGTTTTTTGGGTAGTTTTCTAATAAGTCTAAGTTGTACACATAACAAACAGCTATATGTTCTCCGTCTTTTTGACTTGCATTGTACGCAAACACAGTATTATTTGTTTGCACTACGGTGGTTGTTGGGTTACTAAAAAAAGCACCTACCATACCTAACATTTTGGCTGTACCAGAACCTATATTCTCTAATGCCCCCATGACTACTTGTGGTTGTGGTTGTTGGTTTTTTACACCGTCCATTAATTCCATTAGGTTATCTCCAATAGGCTAACTGTAATATGTAGCCTGTTTGCATCCGCCGCTGTTGCTTTAAGTATGTCGCCCGGCATTAGGACAAGAGGTTGTGACAAGAGTTCTTCTGTGGCGTTAGCGGCTATAGACTTGACTTTAAATAGACTAATTGCTGTGCCAATAGTAAGTGTTATGGTGCTAGCGCTACCTTGATCATTAGATACTAAAATCGACTTAACTACCGCTGTAGCGTTATTAGCTACTGTAGAGGATTGTTGTGTAGCAGTGTATATGTTAGTTGCATCTGTAGTAGTAAGGTCTACCTTTGCATTTTTATATGTATTAGCCATTAGCCTAAAAACCACGCTTGTGCTTGTATTTCGCGTGGTGGATCACGGCGAAATTGGTTATCTATTTGATTAAAATACAGCCGCAATATGTTATTAAACTGGGCAAAGTCAGATTGGCTATAATCTGTAGGGGGTAGAGGTAACGCAGGAGCACGAAAAGGTACATCTACACGCGTGTTGTTTGTAGCCATTATCGCCTCCCATCAGGTCGCATATCTATTCGTGGGTATCCTAATTGCCATTGTACGTCTAAGTCAGTAGATTCTACTTTAAATGCCATTTGCCTTCCACGCACACGGGTATTTATTTGTTGTGTAAATGCTTCGACTGTAAATGTAGAAGCCCTAGTGACTGTACCTATATTTGTACCGCCTTCTGATAGTGGACTATTATAGTCTGAACCTGAGTTTTTAAGTGGAAATAAAGACATGGTTACACTAGGCGTAGAGCTTATAGATCCATCAAAGGTCAAATCAGGTAAAACACGCCAAACAAAAGAAAATTGGTGTCCATCGTCTAGGTCAAACTGAGCAGAGGTAATTGTAGCAGTTATAGCTACAACCGTACCTGTCTCGTTATCGTTTACTCCAGTTTCATGCCTTACTAAATTGTTAGTGTACGTAGCGGCTACCGGCACTTCCTGTATACCTGAGTCCACCCATGCTGTTCTAGCCATAGTGCCGTGATACCAGATGTTTTCTAGGTAGTTATATATAACGTACGTGTCATTAGTAGAAGAGCCAGCAGAACAATAAAACCACCATATTTCATGAAACTCTTCGTTTGAGCCACTAAGCACTTGACGGTACTGGTCAGTGCTAAAATTACCAAATACAAACCTATGTAGCGAGCAGGGTAAGGGTTTTGTATTACCATCGTAGACATAGAACTTATCCTTACCCATCCAAAACGCCATGCCGTTTGCGTACGATACCGCGTTCTGAGAGGCTATTGATATATTCTCACCAACAAGTTGTGCTGTCCACACATCGGGAGCGCCTACATACTGCATGTTATACAAAGCCGCGTCTGTCCAAACAAGCACTTCTTGCCTAGACTGTACTGCCGCTACAATTTCACTACCACGCGATAGACGTAGGCTACCTGCCTGATTAACAGCAGACGGTGCCCACTCGACCATACTTTCTTGGTCTGACCAACGTACTAGCATAGGGTCAACTGTGGTCGTGTACACGTCATTCGTGCCGAAACAAATTACAAACCGGCTAATATCTGACACAAGTATAAGGTTTTGTTGGGTTGGGACTTGGCTAGCGCCGCTTAGACCGCTAACTTTTACCCCCCGTGTGCCTGTAACGGCAGATGAGTCCCAGAAGAACAACTCACCCCCACGCGGGCCAAACACTAGGTCTTCACCAAAGTTACCTTGACTCCAAAGTCTTAGTTTACGTGTGGATGTACCACCAACACCCCAAGTGCTCTCACCCCAGAACCCTGCGCCCCAGCCAGAAAAGGCTGTAGGTATAGATACACCTGTGTTTATTTGGTATGTAGCTGTGGGAGGCGTAGTACCACCCCCAAACCCACTGCCGGTAGCGGGGTCATTATCAGCAGTAGTGTCAATTGTGTACGAGTCTTCAAACGTAAATGTAAGTTTGTCATCGTTAGTTAAAGATTTAGTAGCGCTTATTTGTATTTTATCTTGGCTAAAAGTACCGCCAGACACCGCCGTAACAAAAACACCAGAACCGACATTATTGCCTGTCACAGTCATGCCTATTGCTATAGTGCCAACTTGCCCATTTATATCTATTTCATTACTACCTGACGTAGAATTGTGTACATCTGCGGTAGCTTGCACCGATGTATCGTGAGTTATTTGGTGTTCTTTATTTAAAACAGCCGCCGCTATGCCATTAGTAGCCCCCGCCGCCGCAAAGGTCACAAAATCACCGTCGGTATACCCACCTGCTGTATCCATGACACGAACAATAAAATGAGTGGAAGCACTCGTATTATCAGTAATAAACGGGTTAGATATTAAGTTAGCTGTGGCTTTACGTAAGGGAGTTACATCGTAGTAAATACCACCCTTCTCTACATAGAACTTGAGGTGTGTGCCTACGCCGGTGTGCCTAACACCATTTAGGTCAGCAAAAGAGTGTAATGAGCGGCATACGCCTAGAAACGTGTTTGCAGAAATACGCTCCCAACCACCTATCTTTTCCGGCAAACCCTTACGAAACCGCACTTTATCAGTCTCGTACCAGCCACCCTCGCTAGCATAACTAGAACGCTCTTTGTCTACCCCTGCTTTGAACTCTAACTTGCTTAGTGGCATATTTATTCTCCATCGGCAAGCATGTTCGCTACGCGTTGACTACGTTGGCCTACTTGACGGGCGTAATTACTGTCTAACAACTCTGTGCCAGCACGTTCATACTCGCCAGCCTCTATATGGGCAATGGTTTTCTTAAACTTTTTGAACGTAGCCATACCCATGTTAAATACAAGGTTAATCACAGCTTCTTTACGTAATGGGGTCAATTCGGCAAACCAAGGGAACTCACGCGTACACTCACCTGCGCATCGTGCTATGTCGTTGGCAAGAAGCGTCATGGCCTCATCTTTAGTGATTCCGACCTCCTGTATATTTCTCCCAACGCCAATGGTTAGCTTATCGGCGCTACAGCGGTAAGGTTTTAGCTCCAAACCCTCGTCTATAACTAATTGATCTTGCAGTCTTTTTAAGTTAATCATCTTTTACGTGACTCGCTCCAAAGTAAAATGCGCTTATTCCAGATACAAGCCCACCGAGATACCCCAAAACAAGAGATACAATAGTATCGCTGTTAGCGTCAGGGGGCTGAATAGTGACGAGAAAGATATAAGCAAGGAACCCGATAAGAGCAAGTAATCCAAATACTCGTGGTGTCCAGTCTCCCTTATGAGCTTTTCTAGCGTCCTGTACATCGGCAGTCTCCAAGGCAAATATGTCTACATCCATCTGTTTCATCTGAGCTTCAAAGTCTAACTCGGCTTTCTTTATCTCAGCAAGTTGTTCTGGTGTAGCGTTCTGCATAGCTGTAGATATAGCCTTAGCATCAGTTTTACAGCCTAATACGGCGGATATAGCTTGTGCGGCTGTGCCACCTAGTGGCCCTGCTAATGCAGTACCTAATGTGGGTGCAACTGCA